CGGATAGTTCGACGTGTTGCGAACCGTATCGCTAACCAGCTTTTCGTGGGCGAGCAGAATCGAGCCTGTGACGAGGTTGGTAGCATCGACTTCAGGGTCAATCTGGAGCGCACCACCGAATGCTGGATCGGCAAGTCCACCCTGAGAAGTGAGCTGCTGCCTCTCTTCATCAAAGACAGGAGCTTGAAGCGAATGCTCCTTAGTCTCGAACGTATCCGTAGACCACTTGGCACCGAGAATCTCGTTCGCCACATCACCAGGCTCTCTACGAGACTCATAGATAATCCAGCTGCTACGATCGAACACGTTGTACTTACCGGACTGAGTTCTCACCGGAACTTCCGGCATGATACCTCGACCGATAAGTTCCTGATCCTGATATCCGACGCTGAACTGCGTAAGGATAGGATCTACATAAAGTTGACCAGGATCGTACATTGCTCTTTAGTTCACCTCCCCTTACGCAAGAGCCGGAGTGTGGACAATCAGCATTGCGATGCGATCCCCAGCATTGGTTGCCGGAGTTCCAACGCACAGACCAACGATCTTCTTACCACTTGCACCGGTAAGCTGTGAAACACGCCCATCAGTCTCAAGCGTGCAATACTTACCAAGGCCAATCGCACCTGCGGCTTCCGCCTCAGTCACGCCAAGCATACGAACGGACGCACCCTTGCCCCTCGTGATTTCTGCCGACGTAACTCCGAACTGCGCCCAACCGACAGGATCGTCAGTAATCGCAGTAACAGGTGTAACCTCTTCCGGGTTCGCAGTAAACTTGACGGCCCTATATCTAGTAAGAGCAGCCGCCGCATTGAAACCCTTGTCGAGGATGAAGTTTCCCCATGCCATGTTTTTATTTCACCACCTTTCGGATTACGCGGGCATCGTGACACGGTAAGCCTGAGCCAGTTCAGGATACTGCTTGCTGGCTTCAGCGATTGCAGCGTCGAGACTCAGTTCATCCTTAACCTGAATCTCAGCGATCTTCTCGGAGAACAGCTTACGAGCCGCTGCAACACCCTCAAGCGAAGAAGTATTGACAACCGGCCGCTCCTGCTCTCTAGAGCTACCATCTTCACTGAACTTCACGATTCCACCATCAACGATGGTACGAATCACACGCTCGAAGTCATCACGAGTAGCCGTACCCTCGGAGAACTTCTTATGCACCTCAGTGATCGTATCTTGTGCAAGCGCGGAGAGACCACTATCCGTCTTGACAAGCTCTTCACCCTGAGCCTTCTTAACTGCTGCCACGCTCTCAGAAAACTGCTTGGCATCGGCTTCACGCACACGGGCGCGATCCTCAAGCATTTGCTTCCAAACCTCGGGATACTCCTCCGAGAACTTCTTCTCCTGGCTGGCTGCACTAACGGTGCTTTGCAGCTGAGCATACTCGGAGAACTTCTTCTCCGCCGTATCCAGAACTGCTGCACTATCCGCATCCTCACCAAGCCCAAGAAGCTTCTTAAGCTGAGCAAGCTCCTCTTCAGTCAACGCTGTGTCACCTTCTTTCGTATCATCCGGGTTGGTGGGTAGCGGACTTCTGCGCCAACCACCGCCTATTGCGGGATCTTCTCTAGCCGGATCACCTTGGATTCTTGGAACTGGCTGTCCCGTACCAGGATCAGGCTGCTCAGGCGATCCAACTTGCGGAGCTGGGCCAGTACCCGGTTCAGAGTGTTCCCACTCTTTTTGCTCATTGATGAGTTCGTTAGTCGCCTCATCAAAGCTGGCAAGGTCTGCCAGAATTTCATCTGTGAGTTCATCTACGCCTGCCTCACTCATGGACTTCCCTGCGCGAGACAGCATAGCGCGAGCTTTCGCCTGTAACGACGATTTCAGCGAAGAACTCAGCCAGCTACCAGCCTGAGGAATACGAGCAATAGCGTTACGCAGATGAGGAAGATCCACTTTCCCATTTGCGTCCTTATACGGAAAATGTCGGTTACTACGCGGAACGGTCTTACCATCGCTATCCTTCTTACCCCCAGACTGCACATACAGAAACGCGCTATCCGGCAGATCATTCACAAACGCCGTAGACCAAACAGCGAACATTCGCTGGCTTTCGTCGTCTAGCTCATCCCACATCGCCTCACTCATGTTGACCGGCAACATGCGCTTAGCGATGGGTTTGTTGGTGAATGCCCCACCAGTGATAACGTCCTTGACTACCTCACCAGTGTTGGTGTCCATCCAATCATCATCCCACTCCAGCGAGAAGTATTTCCACTGTTTGTCGTCTAGTTCGGCTCTAGCCTCATTAGTCGGCTCAACATGGACATACACGCTGAACTGCGTAGGATCGTCTGACGAGGGAGCTACCTCAACGTCACGAATCCATCCAGAAGCCTTGTTTCCCTTAGCCCTGTCGTATCCATGATCGAAGTTGGTAGCAATCTCCTGCCCACGCACGTTCTTCTTGAAGTTCTCAACGAAACGCTGGAGCTTTTCAGGCGTAATTGCGACTTCACCATACATAGGCGTATGATAGACACGCGCACCAAGCCCCTCAATGCGAATTAGCCCAGCATCAGTAGGCTCAGCAGCGTTGGTTTCGCTAATCGCGGTTTCTAGCATAATCCCTCACTTACTGGAATGCATTGGGAGGCTTGCCAGTATTCCCAGCTTGTCCAGGCTGCTGCTGAACGGCCCCTTTCTGTGACCCCACCACAGGGGGAGGAGATTGGGCCTTACCATTAGTGGCTTGTGGCGTTGGCTTGTTGGAAGGCACTTGAGCAGCAGAAAGGTTCTTGCCTGGCATATCGAAGATTTCACGAATCCAATTCTCTGTATCAACGTCTGTCGTGAGAGCCTCTTGAGCGAACAGATTGGCAAGTGCGGCGCCTAGCATTTGCAGGTCGCGCGTCTCACCAATGTTCCGCACCTTAAGCTTGGGGAAACTGCGAGTCGGATAGTTCCACACCACCAGCTCGGGGATGAGATTCTTGTTGATAACGTCGCAGACGTAGTTAGCCACGTAACGCAGGGATTTCATGAACATATCCTGCTGGCTGCCACTTGTGGCGCGTCCTCCACCACTACCTCCACCCGTGCCACCCATGCCAAGATTCAGGAACTGCACCATCACGTTAAGCAAGATCATCGAATTGTGATGCGCCGCCGAATCGAGCACGTTAACTAGCTGACCCTGAACTTCCTCGAACTTCACGTTAACCGTAGGAGTCGTGATAATGAACTGTTCCTCGTTAGCTGCGATGTTCCTCAGCAGCACACGCAACGTCTCACGGTCTTGTGCATTCCAACCAGCTAGCAACTCACCATGCGGAATGCCCAAAGCGTGGCGTTGCTTCTGGATCGCGTCAATCTTGTATAGGTGGGTCTTGTAGTACCAGTGGGGATATGCAGTTCGCAGCAGGCTCTTGCCGGAAATGTCACCGCCCTTGCGGTTGAACGTGAAGATCAACAGCTTGTCAACCGCCAAGTCCTTGTCCTGAGTCTGGTTGTCTGCCTGTAGCGCCGATTGCGTGATCTTCACCACATGGCCGTTGTTGTCATATTCGATGTTCTTAATCGTCGTGGCTGGTCTGATCGCCAATTCCTTCAACATCGTGTAGTTCTTCGTATTCTTGCCCTGACCTGGCGGAGTCCACGGACGATTCTCAACCACTTTCTCAAGCAGCGAATAGCCATCCTCGTACATAGTCATAATGTCGTCGATGCTAGCGAGGAACGGCTGCCCACCACCCCCAAACAGGTTATCCTCGATGAACTGCCCAATCTCTACGTTAATCGGCAAATCATCGTAAGGATCGATGTAGTAGTCAGCCCCCAACACCGGTGTTTTGCCAGCACGGATGCTAACGTCAACCCCAGCATCGTTCATCATCTTGTTATACGTAATGGCGCGCTGGTAAGAGCTAGCCAGTTCAGGTACTAGCTCCGGCAAGCTTACGCCACGCGAGCTACCTATCTCCTGATCGTTAGCTGGCGGCGCTGCGACTCCTTGCGCTTTATAGCTAGTCGAGGCCACCGGCGGCGCCGACGCAGCAGCGTTACCTCTAAGCTTAGGAAGTCGCGGTCTAGCCATTTAGCGAGATATGTTGGTCGAGGGTAAAGCCGGAATGTAGAGTAAAGAACGACTGACTCTCACTACCAGCGTAATTAGTGCCGTAAATGTCAGATAGGTGGCTATTTGCGCCGAGGGCGAAATAGGGGCCAACGAAATAACGCAGCGCATCACAAGCATGGTCATCCACTTTGTGTTGGATATTTCCATCACCTTGCAGCTCATTCAGGTCTTGTTGGCGCCTTGCACTCTCTTTTACGTGCAACTGCCCCATCTGGCGTCTTAGATTTGTGCAGCTAGGATCGACAAAGATTCGTGGATGATCGTGATTTAACATGCGCTTAATCTCTTCGATCCCCACTTTCCAAGCTACATCACCAAAGTCCACCCACCCAATTAGCTCAGAGAGGATTGCCGCCTCGTCTGCGCCCCTAGGATCGCCCCATCTACCATCGACGCGATAGCTTGCAGGGTTCTCACGATCGCGAAGATTCCTTCCATGTTGCATTGTGGACACATAAGAGCCATAATACTCCCTCCAGACGTAAATCTCATCGGAGGGGCTGATTTGAATGTCCAAGCAACAGAAAGGATTGACGAATCCATAGTCAAAAGCAAGGAAGTTTGGCCAGTCCGGGCGGAAGGTGTGGCTCTTAACGTGGATTTGTTCGTCCCATTCCTCATAAATGGCTCCAGTCATACTGGTGAATTGAGCACCGTATTCCTGGTTAAAGTAGCTCTTACTAGCTACACTTTTGAGGCGCTGAATCTCTGGGTTACCAAGCCCACCAGGATAGCGAATAGGATTTGTCCAACTAGGGAAACTCCACGACTTATAGTTATGGGGCGCTCTAGCGGATTTCGCGGCGGCCCCTGATTCTAACCCCAGCACAGGGGGAGCTTGTGACCCCGTGAGGTTAGCAAAGTCGGAATCCGACACATTAGCGGCTTGCTGTGCTACCTGTGGGGGTATTGACTTGTTGCTCAACAGAGAACTGAAGCCGCTTTGC